CACGGCAATTACGCTCTCCATTTGGTAAGGGGGGAGGGCGGGTGACCAACCACGGGGTCTAGACGGGACCAACGGAGACAGTTTACCGACATGCTCAGGTCAGCCGACCCCGTTTTACGAAACGGGGAAAACCTTGTGAAGAGACTCAACGGCTACTCTTCCTCTTCTTCGTCTTCTTCTTCTTTTGCTTATACAACGTAACAACGTCCTGGCGCGGAGCCGCTCTCGACGTCGAGGGCGTAGCGGCACCAAGATAAGCAACACGGGCACGGCTCGCAACTGGAACCTGAGCCGGAGAAGAAGCCGGCATTGGGAACAAAACATCAAGCCCGGTACGTATCGCAGGCCAAACGCGCTTCGCAACACCAGCAACCTCAGAAATTAGCGTACCCAAGGAATTGTAAGAGGCAGGATAAGCATCCTCCAAATCACAAACCAAAGCGTAGTACGCCAACATGGTCGCGGAACTCGGCATCATTGGGGGTCTGATGAAAGTGATGTTAGGCGAGTCAGGCGTTGGAATGACCTCCAAACCCACTAACACCTTCACCGTTACAGAGGCCCCACCAGTAGCCGTGCCCGGACCAGTAAGATTCCTAAAAATGACAATCGAAGTGGTCACATTGTCAAACGCGGAGTCTAAAGAGGTCGCACCGAAGCCGCCGGGAGCTTGCGGTCCTAGCCAAAGCGTATTAGGCCAAAAGGACCAGTTCGTGTTACTACCCGGACCCAAAACCTGACCAAAATACGTACCAGCAGTATTGATCGGACGCTGAGGAAAAGTAGTACCAGCCAACGACGAACCAAACGATTCGATGAACCGAGTATTCACCGCCGGTGTAGTCCCAACTGCATACTGATCGAACCTGTCCCCTACGGCAAAAGGCTGCGCAGGCCCCTCAAGACGTGATGGGACATACACACCAGCTCTCGCAGCAGCGACGTACGGATCAGGTGTCAACTGAACCAACAAATCCTCACGCCACGGGTGATTGAAAACAGCATAATCGGTGATACCAGCATAAGTACCATCTCCCAAGGAACCGTCAACGCACCTTGGGCCGACCGTGTGGCGAGAGGAAAGTTGGGTCGCAAACACTGTACCCTGATCTGCGATAGCTGACGCTGTCAGATAAGCGGTGATCGATCGGTACATCGTACGGAAACCCAATGGCTGCTGGCTGTTGGTCATCTGCGAAAACGTAGAAACAACACCAGTCGCAACGGAAAACCACGCCTGACCAGCTGGACCGGAGACACGCGTCATGCCAAGCAACGGCACGACACCTCCGGTGGCACCAACAGGCGGCGCGCCTGCGGCCTGAAAATTCGCTGGACTCGGCGCCGCAGCCCAGTAGAAAGCGTTCGCGTCCCCTGGTGGCATCCACAACAGCAAATCATATTGCATAGCAGTGCTCGGCCCAGTAAGTACCGACTGCACTCGGTACTCTGGACGAACCACATACTCTGCATTCAGGTCGGGCACCCCATTCGCAACATATTCACCCGCGGGGTGAAGACACTTCTTCAACCATGCAACGTTGACAGAATCTACCCCCCGCTTAAGCAACAGTGAATCCAACTGGGCTTCCATAACAACAACACACAAGTAAAGGAGACAAACTACAACTTCAACTCCCGTGCGCGCTCGACTGGATCCGCCAGATCGATCCTCATCATGGCATCTAGTACGGGGGAGATCATATAGCCGACCTGAGAACGATGGTCACAAACATCATTCTCAAACCGGCGCATATCATCCCATGCTACGCCATAGCGATCACAAAACTGACGCTCCAAATCCAGCTGTGGGTAGTGCACCCCCGCATAAAGCGACCGAATCAACTCAGCTCGGTCGGCATTGTCAGGAACACACCACTCCCTCAGGACTGGGATGGAACTAACCACCCCCCACAGCCCAAGCGCGATACCCCGTCTGCGCCGCGACAGATTGCGCATAGACGGCGGCGACACAGTCCACCACAGACGTGCAACCAACCGACCCGGTTTTGGAGTAAACCAGAACCGGCCTGCAGCAAACCACCACATCCCTGACACAAACGAAACATGGGTGGGATCAGTGAAGACCCACCCCACGGGATTGATGCCCAGCTCACCTTCAACTCGCAACAAATCCTCAACAGCGACGCGCTGTTTCAGCGCCACGAGACAATCATCACCGGCGACGAGGATGTGCCCCGTCAACCCAAGCACTGACATCATCTCATAGGCAATGGCTGCATTCACCAAACTATTGCCTAGAGTTGTGTCATTGTGTCCAGACTTGACTGTCCCTTGCACCGAGTAACGCAACTGCCCCTCACGGAAGTAACCAACTCCTTTGACGTCCAGGCATGACCGAGCAAAATCAGCAAGACTCTGGTCGGCCATAGCGTACCACCACAAGCGCAGGTCAGCATGGATCTTCGACATCGTCGCATCCCATGACTTACCATCACGTTCGTAATAGCACACCACCCCGTCCTCGTGGACCCTATTCATCCACTCAGACAAATCACCAGCATTCATACCAGAAGCAACAGTGACCGTGATGCCCCGAAGAGCACCCAGTGCCTCCACAGTGGCTTTCTGCATTGCAGCAAACTGCACAGCAAAGTGAGCCTGTGTGGCTAGGTTAAAGTACATCTGGATCCCACGCGCCTTAGTCATATCAGCGTGCAGCACTTCGCGCTTCACGAAGAACTTAACACGCTGTGGAGCTAAGGTATCACTGGCGACGGACTGACGAATGTCTCGCTGTTTGCCCTGCGGCCAACGCGACAACCACTCGTCGAAAGAAAGGAGATGTGAGGAATAAGCCATCCGCAAAGCGCTGGCCAACCCTCCGAAAGCAATCCGTACGGCATCGAAGCCTCTTACCGGGACAGGCTGCGGAGCTCCATGTCGCAACACAATAGCGTTGTAACCATTACAACCGCATTGCCGAGCGACACGAGCAAGACACGCAACCAGCCCGATACACGTGGCTCCTGCAACATCCTCGGAATGGCACAAATCACGCGGCCGACCGTGGATCTTCATCTGCGCTCCCGGCTGTGCAACCGGATGCCCTAGGCACTGCGTACCTGTAGGCAACAAGATACGCACAAATCGCCCATAGAACTCCGGAATAAAAGCCGGGTCCAGACG